TACGCCGACGGCGGGGACGGAGGCGACTCCGGATCCGACAGTGGCGGCAGCGATGACAGCAGCGGCGACGACGACGCGGGCGGAGACGACGGCGGGACCGACGGCGACGCCGACAGCAGCGACGACGCCGACAGCGACGAGGACGGCAAGCCCGCGGGCAAGCCGGGCTCGGGCTCGGGCTCGGACGACGATCCGGCCGCGACGATCGCCCGGCTGCAGAAGCAGCTTAAGCAGGCCAACGCCGACGCGGCCAAGGCCCGTACGAACGCCAAGAAGCAGGCGGCGGACGAGGCACGGACGCAGATCGTGCAGGAGCTCGGCAAGGCGCTCGGGCTGATCAAGGACGACAAGGACACCCCGCCGGATCCGGCCGCGCTCAAGCAGCAGATCGAGCAGGCGACCGCGGCGCACCGGGAGACCGCGCTCGAGCTGGCGATCTACCGGCATGCGGGCAAGCTCGGCGCCGATCCTGACGCGCTGGCGGACTCTCGCACGTTCCTGTCGTCCGTGAAAGGGCTGGACCCGTCCGACGAGGGGTTCGCGAAGAAGGTGCAGACCGCGATCAAGAACGCGGTCGAGAACAACCCCAAGCTCAAAGCCGCCAGCACCGCGCCTGCGCGGTCGAGCGGCGACTTCTCCGGCAGCTCGGAGAAGCCCACCAAGGCAACAGGCATCGAGGCGATGCGCGAGGCGTACCGAAAGGCGCGGCGCTGACGCCTCCACACAGATGGGAGGCCCGTTGTGGCCAACACTTTCCTCACTCCGGATCTGATCGCCACGCGGGCGCTCGCCACGCTGTACGAGAACACGGTGATGGCGCAGCTCGTGCACCGCGACTACGAGCCCGATTTCCGCGGGCGGCAGGGCGACACCATCACGGTGCGCCGCCCGGCGGTGTTCACCGCGGCGGAGTTCAACCGGAACACGGGCATCGTGCCGCAGAACGTCACCGAGTCCGGGATCCCGGTCACGCTGAACCACTTCCCGGACGTGTCCGTGGCGGTGACGACCGAGCAGCTCACCCTTGAGATCAACGACTTCGGGGAGCAGATCCTCGACCCGATGATGAAGGCGATCGCGGAGAAGATCGACCGCGATCTGCTCGACCTGCGGTCGGACGTCGTGCAGCAGGTCGGCGGCGTCGCCGAGAACTCGTCCGGTGAGGACTACCACGGCTACGCCGGTCAGTACCCGTGGTCGGACTCGCGGGTTCTGATCGAGGCCGGCGAGAAGCTGGACTCGCAGAACGTCCCGCTCGACGAGCGGCGTGTCGTGGTCGGGCCGCGCACCAAGGCGCGGTGGATGGCCGAGAAGATCTGGCGTGCCGCCGACCAGCGGGGCAGCACGGTGGGTCTGCAGCAGGCGCAGTTCGGCGGCAACGCCTCGGGGTTCACCCCGTACATGTCGCAGAACGTCAAGCTCGAGGCACCGGCGACGACGGAGGAGTCCGTCGCGTTCCACCGGACGGCGTTCGCGCTCGTCACGCGGACGCTGGAGATCCCGCCGGGCGCCCAGGACGCGGCGATCATGAACTACGAGGGGTTCGCGCTGCGCGTGGTCTACGACTACGACATCAAGTACAAGCAGACCGTCGTCAGCGTGGACTGCCTGTACGGCACGAAGACCCTCGACGCGAACCGGGCCGTGATCATCAGCGGCGAGACCGGTTCCTGACCCCCTCTCCGGTGAGGGCAGGGGTGGTGGGCAGGTGGAGGGGAGGCCGTGACGTGCGTGTCGTGCAGATCGGCCTCCCCGACCTGGACCGCTCCTGGAAGAACGACCTCGCTTCGGCGGGGCGCAGGCTGGGCTGGGATCTGTGTCACTTCCCCCCGCACGATCCCAGCCCGATCCTGAAAGCCTTGCCGGGCGCGGACCTGCTGCTGTGGGTTCACACCCCGGGCAAGGCACCACCGCACGGCGACCGCATCCTCGCCCGCGCCCGCGCGCACGGTGTGGCCACGGTGGGCCTGCACCTGGACCTGTACTGGACGCGCCCCAACCGCGAGCCGGAGATCGGCCGCGACCCGTGGTGGCGCTGCGATCACGTGTTCACCGCCGACGGCGGCCACCAGAAGGAGTTCGCGGCGCGGGGCATCCGGCATCACTGGCTGCCCGCAGCCGCAGGCCGCCGCTGGCTCACCCCCGGTGTCGTCGACAAGGCGCGCTGGCCGGAGCCGATCGTGTTCGTCGGCACCTGCTCACAGGGCTCGCACCGCGACCACCGCCGCCGGCTGATCACCTGGGCGAAGGACCGGTGGGGGGACAAGTTCGGCTGGTACGGGTCGCCGCGCCGCCGCGTGTGGGGCGAAGACCTCTCCAGCCTGTACGCGACCGCCCGGGTGGTGCTCGCCGACTCCGTGCCGGTGCCGCGCTACTGGTCGGACCGCGTACCGCTCACCCTCGCCCGCGGGGCGCCGCTGGCGCACCCGATGATCGAGGGCATGCCCGAGCAGGGCTACACCCGCGACGTGATCCTCGGCTACCAGGTCGGCGAGTTCGAGCCGCTCGGCGACCTCATCGACAGCATCACCGACCGCGAGCTGGCCGACCGTGCAGCAGCGGGCCGGGCGCTCGTGGAGGAGCAGCACATGTGGGAGCACCGACTCCGCGATATCGAGAGGACGGTGTTCGGGTGAGCGGGCCGACCGTCATCGTCATCTGCGCCGGGGAGGCCACCCGGTGGGGCGGCCACCGGGGCACGCCCAAGCACTTGTTGGCGCCGGAGGGTGAGCGGCTGCTGGACCGCACGGTCCGGCTGGCACGCGAGTACGGCGCTGGGCGGGTGCTGGTGGTGTCGAAGCCGGGCGATACCCGGTACGAGGTGGACGGCGCGAAGCGGGTGGACGCCCGGCTGACGCCGTCGAACGCGGACGCCGACAAGTTCCTGTCGTCCCGCCACCTGTGGTCCGAGGAGGGCCGCACGGTCGTCCTGTACGGCGACGTGTGGTTCGACGACGAGGCGATGGCCCGCATCCTGAGGGACGAGCGCCGCGAGTGGCTGATGTGGTGCCGCCCTGGCCCCTCCACCGTGACCGGCGCCACCAGCGGTGAGTGCTTCGCCATCGGCTTCTGGCCCGAGCACCACACCGAGTACGAGACCGCCCTGCACCGGGTCGCCTCCCTGTGGCGGGCCGGGCTGCTGCGCCGCTGCGGCGGCTGGGAAACCTACCGGGCGATGTGCGGTGTCCCCGACGCCAGTCTGCGCACCCACCGCATGTACAGCCGGTACGAGGTGATCGACGGCTGGACCGAGGATTTCGACAAGCCGTTGGACTACGAGCGGTGGCTCGACCGCCGCCGTGGTCGCAGCGTGTCCGTGGTCATCCCGTGGCGGCTGGCCCCGGGGCGGGAGCGCGCGCACGCGTGGGTGCTTCAGCGGTGGCGGGAGCACTTCCCGTCGTGGCAGGTCGTCACCGGTGGCGCCCCGGAGGGGCCGTGGCGGAAGGGCGCGGCCGTCCGCGACGGGCTCACGCGCGCCACCGGCTCGACGGTGATCGTCGCGGACGCGGACGTGTGGTGCGACGGCATCGAGCAGGCCGTGGACGAGGTCGCCTCCGGGCGGGCGCCGTGGGCCATGCCGCACACCCTCGTACGGCGACTGACCGAGGAGGCCACGGACAAGGTCCTCGGCGGGGAGCTGCCCGAGGGACTGCCGACCGTCGAGACGCATCCGGGGATGGCGGGCGGCGGCATGGTCGTCCTCCCCCGCCAGACCGCCTGCGGTGTGCCGATGGACCCCGGCTTCGAGGGCTGGGGCCAAGAGGATCAGGCGTGGGCGGTCGCTCTGGAGACGCTCGCCGGGCCGATGTGGCGCGGCACCGCGGATCTGGTGCACCTGTGGCACCCGCCGGCTGACCGGCTGACCCGTCGTGTCGGCTCGCCGGAGTCGCAGGCCCGGCTGCGCCGCTACCTGGACGCCCGGCATCGGCCCGAGGCAATGCGGGCGCTCCTCGCTGAGTACTGCACGAGCCCGCTGGAGGGATCACCCATGACGTACCGGTACCGCAACGCGAACACCGGGGACGAGGTCGAGTTCCCGCACCGGAACGCCAGGTTGGAGATGCTGCCGAACTGGGTGCGCATCCCCAGCGCACCGGTGGCGGCGGCCGAGGCGGCGCCGTACGAGGTGCCGGAACCCGACGCCGAGGCACTGCCACCCGAGCCGGAACCCAGACACGAGCCCGCGGCCCCCGCCGATCACGACGGGGGCCGCCCGCATTCCGAGCCGGACACCCCAGCCCCCGCTGCTCCGGCCCGGCCTGCCGTGAGCGCGTCCAAAGCGGCCTGGGTGGAGTACGCGCTGAGCGTCGCTCAGGACTCGGACGAGGCCGCCGAGATCGCGGCCCTCACGAAGGCCCAGCTCATCGACCGCTACGGCAGCAAGGAGAACTGATCATCATGGCCGACCTCGTTACGAACGTCGCGAAGGGCAGGTTCATCCACTACGCGAGCCTGCCCGGCACGGACGACGCGCTGATCGCGGTCGTCCTCGAGGCGACCGGGCTCGAGACGGACGACGCCCTGCAGGACTACGACACGCTGCAGGCGCTGCTCGCCGGTGCCTCCAACGAGCAGACGGACATGGGCCGCAAGACCCTCTCCAACGTGCAGGTGACGGTCGACGACACCGGGAACTCGGCCTCGTTCGACGCGGGTGACATCACCTGGACGGCGGCGACCGGCGACCCCACGGGGAAGCTGGTGATCTGCTACGACCCGGACACCACCGGCGGCGACGACAGCAGCATCATCCCGCTCACGATCCACGACTTCACGGTGACGCCGGACGGTACGGACATCACCGTCCAGTTCGACTCGGACGGGGTGGCGGTCGCCGAGAACCCGTCCTGACCCGATCCTGACCAGCCTCGTGGTGAGGGGGTGTCGAGGTGCCGCTGTTCGACACCCTCACCGACGATTTCAACGACGACACGGTCGACCTCGTCAAATGGCCGGACTCCTACGGCGACGTTCAGGAGATCGCCGGCCGGGCGCGCGTGCCGTGCAACACCTTCTACTCGGCGTACGCGTCGGCGGCCGCTTACACCCTCGAGGGCTCGCACGTCTCGGCCCGCCTGGTCCCGCCGGCGGCGGGCGGGGCGACGGAGGAGGCGTGGGCACAGATCCTGGTGACCACGACCACCCTCGGCACGGACGCGGTGATCGAGGTCAACGCCATCACCGAGGAGCTCGGGATGGCGGTCCGCGTCGGGTACGCCGACCCCGGCTATACCGCGATCCCGTACGACCCCGAGGACCATGCGTATCTGCGGATCCGTGAGGCCGCCGGGGACCTTCTGTGGGAGACGTCGCCGGACGGCGTGAACTGGACTATCCGGCGGACGGAGACCGCGCCGGCGTGGGTGGCGGACGAGACGCTGCAGGTGCAGCTGATCTCCCACCGCAGCGATGGCACCGATGATTTCGCGTGGTACGACAACTTCAACCTTGAGCCGGGCCCGCAGACGGAGCTCGTCGGGGCTGCGGCCGGGGCGGAGTCGGGCCGTGCGGTGCAGGCCGCCAAGCGCGCGGGCGCGGGCGCGGCCGGGCAGGTGTCCCGTGCGGTCGGGGTGGCCGCGCGCAAGGCGGTCTCGGTGGGGGCCGCTCGGACGCTGGCTGCGGCTGGCCGGGTGCAGGCGGCCAAGTCCGCGCCGGTGGCTGCCGGGCGGGCGGTGGAGGCGGCGCGGGGCCTTGCAGCGTCCCGTACCGCTGCCGTGGGCGTGGCCCGCACCGTGGCCGGTGGCCGGGCCGTGGCCGCGTCGCACACGGCGGGCGTGGCTGCTGCCGGTGTGGTGGAGCAGGCGCGCCCGGTGGCGGTTGCCCGTACCGCGCACGTAGCGGCGGCGCGCACCGTGGCGGCAGCGGGGACGCTCGAGGCTGCCAAGGCGGCGGCTGCAGGCGCGGCTCGCGTGGTCGAGGCTGGGCGGCCGTTGGGAGCGGCGGGCGCTGCTCGCGTCGACGCGGCCCGCACGGTGGTGCAGGCCCTGCCGGTCAGCACCCTGCGTGCTGTGCCGGTTGCTGCTGCCGGTGTGGTCGAGCAGGCGCGGCCGGTGGTCGTGTCCCGTTCGGCGCAGGTGGGCGCAGCGCGGGAGACGGAGGCAGTCGGCCCGCTGACGGCCGCCGGAGCTACGAATCTTGAGGTCGCGCGGGAGGCCGAGCAGGCGCTACCGCTGGCTGCGGCCAAGACGGGCGCGGCCGGTCCGGCGGGCGTCGTCGAGGCGGCGCTCCCGGTGTCCGCGGTGCGCACGGTGCCGGTCGGCACGGCCCGCGAGTCTGCGGCCGGGCAGGCGCTGGCGCACGTTCGGCGGGCGCTGGTGGGTGCGGCCCGTGAGGTCGACAGCGGCCGGCTCCTCGTCGCGGGGAACGTCGCCTCGCTGGTGGCCGCCCTCGTGGTGGAGGCGGCGCGGCCGGTGGCCGGCGCCAAGACGGTGATGCTCGGCGCGGCCCGTGTGGTCGAGGCCGGGGGGCAGGCGCGCCCGGCGCGGCTGGTGCCCGTCGGTGCGGCCCGCTCGAGGGCGGGCGCTCTGCCGGTGGCCGCGGCCAAGCAGGCGCGGCTCGGGGCGGCGCGCGAGAGTGAGGCGGCGCGGCTGCCGCTGCCCGCTGGCGTGAGCCATGCCGGTGCCGCGGTGGAGGGGGACGCGGCCCTGCCGGTGCGGGGCGTCAAGCACCGCCAGGTGCAGGCCGTTGGTGAGCGGGAGGCGGCCGGGCCGCTGCACGCCGCGAAAGCGGTCCGGCTCGGCGAGGCCCGCGAGATCGCGGCGGCGGGGCGGCTGCGCGTGGTCCGGCTGGTGCCGGTCGGGGCGGCCCGCTGCACGCAGACCGCCACCGCGGTGCGCCCGGTGAAGACGGCGCATGCCGTGGCCGTGCGGGCGCGCGAGCGGGCGCTGCGGGCGCGGCAGCCCTTCCAGATCCGCCGCGGCCGGACCGCCCACGTGATGGAGGCGGCGCGGCCGGTGGTGTGGAAGCGGCAGCAGTTCGCCGATCAGCTCGCCCCGAGTGCGGGCGGGCCCGCGCTGACGGCGGAGACGGGCGGGCCGCGCCTGGTGGCCACGACGACTACAGGAGGCTGACATGCCGGACGTCGGCGATCAGGTGACGGCGCGGCTCGAGGTGTCCCCCGCCGACGAGACCACGCAGGCGTCCCTCGTGGTGACCCGACCGGACGGGACGACCGTCTCGCCGGTGGTCACCGGCTCGGGGGGCGGCTCGGTGTGGACGGCGCCGGTGTCGTACACGGCGGCGGGGGTGTGGCGGCTGTCGTGGACCGTGACCGGCACGGGGGCGAGCGTCGAGCACGAGCTCGTCGCGGTCGCCCCCACGCCCGGTACGGGGCTGGCCGGGCGGGTGTATGCGACGTCGACGGACCTCGCCCACTATCTGCAGGCGGCGCCGCCGACGGATGCGGATGCGCTGCTCGCCAACGCCTCGCGGATGCTCGACCAAATGGTGCTGGCCTTCTGCCGGTACGACGTCGACGACGACGGCCTGCCCACGGACGAGACCGTGGCAGCGGCGATCGGCCGTGCGGTGTGCGCGCAGGTCCAGTGGTGGGAGGAGATCGGCGACAGCACCGGCGCCGCGGGTGTCGGGTACGGCTCGGTCGCGATCGGCTCGGTGAATCTGGGCCGGTCGGTGACGTCGGTGGCCGGCGAGGACAGCGCGGCCCGGCAGGTCGCGCCGCAAGTGTGGGACGAGCTCCGCTCCCCGGACCTGCGCGACAAGCTCTATGTCGGCGCGGTGGCGGTGCCGTGGTGAGCCGGATCCCGGGGTGGCTGCTGCGCCACCGCATCACGATCGAGCCCTATGAGGGGGAGTCCAGTACCGGCCCGGTGTACGGGGCGGCGCAGACCGTGCGGTGCTTTGTGGATGAGCAGACCCGCGTGGTGCGCTCGCCGGGCGGCGAGGAGACCACCTCGTCGTCGACCGCGTACTGCGCGCCGGGCACGACGGCTCCCCCGATGTCGCGGGTGACCCTGCCGTCTGGCCGGATCACCACGGTGATCGCCGCGCTGACGCGGGACGGCGGCGGCCTGCCGACGCCCGACCACGTAGAGATCCAGCTCACGTAGGGAGGCGTGTCGTGCCGCTCAACTACCGCGTGACCTTTGACGGGGCGGTGGGATCCCGGCTGCGGTCCGCTGCGGCGCGGGGCCTGCTCTTGGGGGCCGAGCACGTGCTCGGCGAATCGCAGCGGCTCGTCCCGCTCGACGAGGGGACGCTGCAGCACACGGGCACCGCGTCGGTCGACGAGCAGTCGCTGACGGCGATGGTGTCGTACGACACCCCGTACGCGGTCCGCCAGCACGAGGAATTGGACTGGCGGCACGCCCCCGGACGGCAGGCGAAGTACCTCGAGCAGCCGCTCAACGCGGAGAGGGCGACGGTGTTCGACCTGGTGGCCGCGGAGATGAGGCGGGCGCTGCGATGAGCCACGAGACGGATCTGCTGCGCGGCACGGCCGAGCTGCTGGCCGGCGCCGGCGTCGGTGTCTACGACGAGACCGGCGTCATCCCTGCGGATGGCACGGGGATTGTGCTCGGCCGGCTGCCTGACGGCCCGGACCGGGCGCTCGGGCTGACAACGTATCCGGTGGCGGATGACGAGTCGAGCGACTCGGTCACCGGCATTCAGGTGCGGATGCGGGCGGGGGTGCGCTCGCTCGACGTACTCGCCCTGTCGGATGCCGTTTTCGACGTCCTGCACAACCGGCGCGGCTGGTCTGCGCGCGGGGTGCGGGTCGAAATCTCCTGGCGGAATTCCGAGGCGTGGATCGGCCAGGACGCGCAGGGGCGCATGGAGCGCTCGGCGAACTACTACCTCCGGACCGTGCGGTCCGGACCGCATGTGATCGATTAGGGAGGACCGCATGACCACCCCCACCCCGGAGACCGAGCTCGCACGCGAGTGGCGGCTCGAGGTCAACATGGGCACGGAGCAGGCGCCCGACTGGCAGCTGTGCCCCGGAGTCCGCGAGTTCCAGTGGACCGCGGAACCGAACATCGAGGACGCGTCGGACTATGACGGCGAGGGCTGGGCATCCAACGAGAAGACCGCGCAGTCGTGGGAGGTCACCGCGACGATCCGCCGTAAGGCCAACAAGACCGCCAAGGCGTACAACGAGGTGCACGAGGCGATCCGTCTCGCCTCGTTCGAGTACGGCGACGCCAATAAGGTGCACCTGCGGTTCATGAACAGGGAGGGCCTGCCCGAGGCGTACGAGGGCAAGGCCATTCCGAACTGGCAGCCCCAGGGCGGCGAGTACAGCGCCCTCGGCGAGGTCGAGATCACGTTCACGGGTGACGGCCCGCTCACCCCGATCGACAACCCGCTGGCCGGGTCCTGATGGCAGTGTCCAACCGGTTCGAGGCGCTCGACGACTTCCTCGAGGACCACCTCGAGCTGCCCGTCCGCGGCGCCGACGGCGAGGTCCGGGTGTACCGGATCGAGGACCCGTCGGCCGAGGACGGTATCCGTATCGAGCGCATCACCTCCCTTGCTGCCCGGCTCGCCTCCGGTCGCAAGGGCCCGGACACGCCCGTCCTCGACGACGACGAGGAGCGGGACCTGTACCGCATGTGCCTCGGCGACGCGTACGACCAGATGCTCGCCGACGGCGTGAAGTGGGCGATGTTCAAACACGTCGCGCTGACGGCGATGTTCTGGGTGGTCTCCGACCGGGAGACCGCGCTCGAGTTCTGGCGGACGGGACAGCAGCCGGGAAAAGCCCAGAATCGGGAGGCCCGGAGAGCGCAGCAGAGGCGCGGTGGCTCGGGGTCGGGCGGGGCGAATACGACCCCGTCACCGGACTCTACGAGTGGTACGAGGGCGGCCTCCCGACCGCGAGGCAGGCGCGGTCAGGGTCACTCTCGGGCCTGACGTGGGACCGGCTGCTCGAGCAGTGGCCGCTCATCGAGGCGGACCTGCACTCCGAGTACGGCATCGACGCCGAGTCGGGGATCCTCCGCGAACGGTCGTGGCGGTGGCTGCAGGTCCGCATCCTCGGCCTCCTGTCCGCGGAGACGCGCCTGCACCGGCACTTCGCGCCACCCCCCGACGACCCCAGCAAGTCCCGTCGAGCACGAAGGAGGTGACGCGTCGTGGCCCTGACCGTAGGCGAGCTGAACGCGGTTCTCTCGGTCGATGACCGCGCCGTCGACCCTGCCCTGCGCCGCGCCGAGGAGGCGTTGCGCTCGTCCGGTCAGCGCATGGGCGCGGACGCCGAGAGCGAGGGCGAGGAGGCGGGCCGCCGTCTCGGTCAGGGCCTCGTCCGCGGCGCGGACGGCCAGTGGCGCAACATGCGCGGCGAGCTCGTCGACGCGGCGACGGCCGCGGTGGCGGAGGCCGAGGCGATCCTGCGGCGCGGCGGTCAGCGCATGGCGGCGGCGGCCGGTGACGCCGGCGACCAGGCGGGGGACGCGCTCGCCGATGGTGTCGAGCAGGGCGCCGACGAGGCGGTCCAGCGGGGCACCACGATGATGGACCGGCTCAAGACGGCCGCGGCCGGTATCGGCCTCGCCGCCGGGGGCCTGCTCATGGCCGGCTTCGCGCAGGCCATGGAGCATTCGCAGATTACCGGGCGGCTCGGTGCGCAGCTCGGGGCGACGCCGGCGGAGGCGCAGAAGTACGGACACCTCGCGGGCCAGCTGTATGCGGATGCGGTGACGACCGATTTCCAGCAGGCGGCGGACACGATCGGCGCGGTGATGCGTGCGGGTATCGCGCCGCCTGGTGCGACCGAGGCGCAGCTCAAGCAGATCGCCACCGGGGTCGCAGACCTCGCCAACACGTTCGAGTTTGATCTCGGGCAGACCGCGAACGCCGTCGGCCAGGTGATCAAGACCGGGTTGGCGAAGGACGGCCGCGAGGCGCTCGACGTTTTCACCGCGGGCATGCAAAAGATGGGCCCGCGCGCCGACGACTTGATGGATACCTTCAACGAGTACTCGACGCAGTTCCGGAATATGGGCTTGGACGCCAAAACAGCGACCGGGATTCTGATTCAGGGAATGCAGGCCGGGGCGCGTGACACCGATGTCGTCGCCGACGCGATCAAGGAGTTCTCGATCGAGGCGGTGGCTGGCTCCGACAAGATCAAGGGGGCGTGGGAGGAGCTCGGTCTCGATTCCGACAAGCTGTTCCGGCAGGTGTCGGCGGGCGGTGACCAGGCTAAGGAGGCGCTCGATCAGACGCTGCAGGCGCTGGCCACGATGGAGCCCGGCACGAAGCGGAACGCGCTGGCTGTCGAACTGTTCGGCACCAAGGCGGAAGACCTGGGTGAGGCCCTGTTCGCGCTGGACCCCGCCAACGCGTCGAAAGCGCTCGGGCAGGTCGGCGGTGCAGCGGACAAAATGGGCAACTCCCTGCGCGACAACGCCGGGGCGCGCCTCGAGCAGTTTAAGCGGGGTTTGCAGACGGGCCTCGTCGAATTCCTCGGGAACACGGTGATCCCCAAGCTGATGGGTTTTGCGCGGTTCTTTCAGGAGCACCAGGGCGAGATCAAGCTCGGGGCGGCCCTGATCACTGCGGTGATCGTGCCCGCGCTGACGCTGCTCGGCGGTAGGGCTCTGTGGGCCGGTATGCAGATGGCCAAGGCGTGGGTGCTGGGCCTGGGCCCGATCGGCTGGATCGGCCTTGTGATCGGCGGCCTCGTGGTCCTGATCGTCATGTACTGGGATCAGGTCAAGGCGTACACGCTGGCGGCCTGGAACTGGGTCGTGGCGAAATTGTCCTGGGCTAAGGATCAGGTGCTCGCCGCGATCGATTACCTGGGCCAGATCCCCGGCAAAGTGTCGGCGTGGTTCGGGCAGGCCCGCGACTGGGCCGTGCAAAAGGCGATGTCGCTGGTCGCCTGGCTGAAGGGTCTTCCGGGCCGGACCATTGCGGCGATCAGCGCCCTGAACAGCATGCTGATCTCGGCGGCCACGCGATACTTCACAGGCATGCGCGACGCTGCAGTACGGCGGGCGCTCGCCATGGTGGCGTGGCTCAAGGGCCTGCCGGGCCGGATCTCGCGCGGCATCGGCTCCCTGAACAGCCTTCTGATCAACAAGGGCATCCAGGTCGTGCAGGGCCTGTGGTCCGGCATCCGCTCCATGGGCGGCTGGATCAAATCCAAGCTGATCGGCTGGGCCAAGAGCATGATCCCGGCGCCGATCGCCAAGGCACTCGGGATCCGCTCGCCGTCCAAGGTCACCAAAGCGCAGGGCCGGTGGATCGCGCGTGGTCTCATCGACGGTCTCACGGGCTCGTCCAAGCAGGTGCGGGCTGCGGCGACGAAGCTCACGGACATCGTGCGGGACGCGCTCACGGGCGCCCGGGAGCGGGCCGCGGTGCGCGGCATCCGCTCCAACGCCGGGTGGTTGGAGCATCAGGCGCGCGTCCTCGAGCGGGTGACCGGCCAGCTGAAGACGGCGCAGAAGAAGCTCGACGACCTGAAGAAGACCCGGCAGAAGCTCGTCGACGACGTCAAGAAGGGCGTCCTCGACGACGCGAACATCACCAAGCAGGACACCGGCGGGTGGGCGCAGACGGCGGACACGATCCTCGCCGGCCTCAAGGAGGACACGGCGGCAGCGCAAAGGTTCGCCAAGAACCTTGCCACGCTGCGGAAGAAGGGCGTGCGCTCCGACCTGATCGCGCAGATCGCGCAGGCCGGTGTGAGCGGTGGCGGTGCGACGGCTGCGGCGCTGGCTGCCGCCAACAAGCAGCAAATCGCGGCGATCAACAGCCAGCAGGCGCAGCTCGTCAAGGCCGCGGGCACGGCGGGCACGACCGCCGGCGACGCCATGTACAAGGCGGGCATTCAGGCGGCGCAGGGCCTCGTCAAGGGCCTGACGAGCCACAAGAAGTACCTCGAGAAAAGCATGCTGGCGCTGGCCAAGGCGATGTCCAAGGGCATCCGTAAGGCCCTCGGTATCAAGTCGCCGTCGCGGGTGATGGCGGTGATCGGCCAGTACACCGCGCAGGGCCTGATCAGGGGTCTCGAGGGCGAGCGCGCCGCGGTCAACCGGTCGATGGCGAGCCTGGTGGAGACGCCGGCGCCGGGCTCGTGGGACATGGCGTCCACGAAGGCGCGGGCTGCCGCCTCTCAGCGGGTGGTGCTCGAGCTGCACTCGTCCGGCCGTGGCGCCGACGAGTACGTGCTCGAGTCGCTGCGGCGCGGTGTACGCAAGCGCGGCGGGCAGGACGTCGACCTCGTGATCGCAGGGAGGAGGAGCAGCTGATGGGCTTCCCGGAGGATCCGCTCGGCACCCGGGTCGAGTTCCAGATCGGCGGCGAGTGGACCGACGTCACCGGGTACGCCCAGGTGCAGGACATCATCACGCACACCCGCGGGCGCACGGGCGAGGGGCAGGCGGTGGACCCTGCCTCCTGCACCCTCACCCTGAAATCACCGGATGGGCTGTTCTCGCCGCGCAACCCGCGCTCCCCGTACTACGGGAAGCTCGGCAAGAACACCCCGATGCGGGTGAGCTTGCGGGCGGGGGATCCGTATCTCGAGCTGACGGGCGAGGCGGGGATCGCGTCGACCCCGGACGATGCCGCGCTCGACATCACTGGGGACCTCGATCTGCGGTGGGAGGGCGAGGCCGACTGGTACGCGTCCGGAGCTCGCATGCTGATCGGGAAGTGGGGCGCGGCCGGGAACCGCAGCTACCACATGCGCCTGCAGGACGACTACCTCTTCTTGCAGTACGCGACGGACGGCACAGCGGGCTGGGGGGGCACGTGGCGACTTCCGGCCCTGCCCCGGCGCGCGGCCCTGCGCGCCACCGTCTCCGCCGGGGACGTCAGCACGTTCACCGCGTACTGGGCGCCGACCCTGGACGGGCCGTGGACACAGATCGACAGCGCCAGGGTCTTCGACTCCCCGGGCGCGTCTGTGTACGTGGGCACGGCCCCGCTCGAGATCTCCCCCGCCCAGGATGATCAGTTCGCCACGCGGATGCCGGTGGCGGGCCGCTGCTACCGGGCCGAGGTACGGTCGGGTATCAACGGCACGGTGGTGGCCGCGCCGGATTTCACCGCGCAGGCACCGGGCACGACCAGTTTCGTCGATAGTGCGGGCCGCACGTGGACCCTGACCGAGCCGGTGACGGACCGGCGGGTGCGGTTCTCCGGCGAGTACTCGGAGTGGCCCACGACCGCGTCCCGCGGCGGTCACCTGATCCGGGTGACCGGTGAGGGCTCGGGGATCCTGCGCCGCCTGAATCAGGGCAAGGCGCCGCTGCAGTCGACGCTGCGGCGCCGTATCCCCTCTGGGGATCCGCTGGTGTACTGGCCGATGGAGGACGGCGAAAACGCCACCCACGCGGCGTCGGGCCTGCCGGGCGGAGCTCCGCTCACCCTGACCGGCGTCAGGTGGGCCGAGGACGACACGCTGTTCGGGTCGGAGGCGCTGCCGGTCCTCGACGGCCCGACCGTGCTCAAGGGCGCCGTTCCGGGCGCAACAGCGGGCGCCTGGCATGTCGAGATGCTGTACAAACTCGAGGCACTCTCGCCCACGGAGCAGACCTTTTTCAGCGTGCGTCTGCGGCCGGGCACGGGCGGCGTCGCGCAGGTGAGGGCCCGCGTCTCCAACTCGAACGTGCGCGTGCAGGCGCTCGACGCGGACGAAAGCGTGGTCGCCTTCTTCAACTTCACCGACGCTTCCGCGGTCGCGGCCTTCACCGGGGTGTGGAATCGCCTGCAGGTCTTCTCGGCGGTCGACGGGGCGACCACCTATGTCACGGTGGCGTGGCGCGACGTCGTGGCCGACACCTGGTGCTACGCCACCACGGCCTACACCGGCAGCCCCGGCGCAGTGACTGGCGTGCAGGCGCAGTGGGGGACGGATTTCGCCGGTATGGCGATCGGGCACCTAGCCGTTTTCGACACGGGCGGCAGCTACCCTGTGGCTCCGGGCGTGACGATCTACGACTCGGCGGACGATGGGTTCCTCGGGGAGACGGCGGCAGCGCGGCTGCAGCGGCTCGCCGAGGAGGAGAACCTGCCGATCGAGGTGATGGGCCCGCCCACGCTCACGGCGCGGATGGGCCCGCAGCGGCCGGCGACACTGCTGGAGCAGCTGGAGCAGTGCGAGGCGGCGGACGGCGGGATCCTGGTGGAGAACCCGGAGCGTCCGGGCCTGCGGTACCGGCCGCGGGTGTCTCTCTACAACCAGGAGCCTGCACTGGAGCTGTCGTTTCGGCAGCGCGGGCTCGTCGTGTTCGAGCCGGTGGAGGACGACTCGGCGCTGCGCAACGATGTGACGGTCGAGCGGGCGGGTGGCTCGTCGGGGCGTGCCGAGCTGACGTCGGGCCCGCTGTCGGTGCTGGATCCGCCGGACGGGGCGGGCCGCTACGACGACTCGGTCACGCTCAACCTGTACGAGGACGAGCAAGCCGAGCCGATGGCGTACTGGCTGCTGCACCTGGGCACGGTGGACGAGGCCCGCTACCCGCTGATCACGCTCAAGCTGCACCGCGCGCCCGAGCTGATCGAGAAGATCCTCGGACTGTCGGAGGGCGATCTCGTCCGGGTCACGGACCTGCCGGACTGGATGCCGCCGGGCCCGGTCGACCTGATCGTGCAGGGCTACACCGAGCGGATCGGTGTGCGCACGTGGGAGGTCGACCTCGTGTGCGCGCCCGGCTCGCCGTGGCGTGTCGGCGTCGTCGAGGACGAGACGCTCGGCCGGGTGGACACGGACGGCTCCGAGCTGGCCGCCGCGGTCGAGGAGGACGACACGACGCTCATCGTGCAGGCCACCGAGGGCCCGGTGTGGGCGCGATCGGCCGACTACCCGAGCGATTTTCCGTTCGACATCAGGGCCGGTGGGGAGGTGATGACGGTCTCGGCGGTCGCCGACAGCGTGGCGGATGCGTTCGGCCGGACGGTAGCCGCAGGGTGGGGCAGTGCGGACTCGGGGCAGGCGTGGACCGTGGTCGGTACGGCCGCGGACTACTCGGTCGGCTCCGGGGTCGGGGTGGTGACCCACCCTGCTACCGGTATCGCCCATTTGACGCTGCTGCCGGCGCCGAGCGCGGACGTTGACCTGTACGTCGACGTCGCGACGAGCGCCCTCGCCGCAGGCGCGAGCCTCTTTACGGGGCCGATCGTCCGGGCGACGGACAACAACAACCACTACATGGCCAGAGTGGAGCTGACGACGTCCGCCACGATCGCGCTCACGGTGCGCAAACGCGTGTCGGGCGCGGAGACGTCGCTCGGCTCGTACAACAGCACGCTGACGCACACCGCGGGCACGTTCTACCGGGTGCGTTTCCAGGTGATCGGCACGGCGCTCAAGGCCAAGATCTGGGCGGCGTCCGGCAGGGAGCCGGACCTGTGGCAGATCGAGGTCACCGACACCTCGATCACCGCGGCGAACAGCATCGGCACCCGCTCGTTCCGCAACACCGGGAACACCAACACCGGAGTTGAGATGCGGTTCGACAATCTGCGGATCGTCAACCCGCAGGCGTTCACCGTGACTCGAGCAGTCAACGGCATCACGAAGGCGCACACGGCCGGTACGGACGTGCGGCTCGCCACACCCACCGTTATCGCACTGTAGGAGGGCGCCCCGTGGCGTACGAACCGTGGCAGCCGGGGTTGATCATCACCGCGAATCGGCTGCTGTCCATCTCGCCGACGTGGCAGGACTGGACGCCTACGTGGTCGACGAGCACCGGCGCCGCAACGCCCTCGTTCGGGAACGCGACGGTCACCGCCCGGTATGCGGTGGCCGCCCGTACCGTGTTCTGGCGGCTGGAGATCGCGTTCGGCTCCACCACCAACTTCGGGGCCGGCGCGACCGGTAGCGACAACTGGCAATTCAGCGTGCCCGTGACGGCGGCGGCGACGCAGCTCGTCGCCGGGCAGGGCGAGGCGCAGGACACCGACGCGCCGCTGCGCGTTCCGCTGCGGGCCCGCCTGCTGAGCACCACGCAGATCGGCCTCGAGACGACCGGTGGTGGCACGGACGGCGCCGCCTCCGGGACGGGCCTCATCGACGCCGTGACACCTTTCACCTGGGCGAACGGGGATTTCATCAGGGCGTGGGGCACCTACGAGGCCGCGGCCTGACCCCGCTCGCCCACACCCCTGCCCCGCGCCCTCGGCCGGGGCCCTTTCCTATTCAGGGAGGCAGCATGGCTCCACCCATGTCCGCCGACGGTTTCTTGTCGGCGCTGCTCGCAGAGGGGCTCGAGGTCGTCGAGGTCGGCAACTGGCGGGCGCATCACCGCAACAGCAAGGGGCCGTGGGGGCCCGTGCACGGGGTGATGATCCATCACACCGTGACCCGGGGCTCGGCCCGCACGGTCGACGTGTGCCGCAACGGCTACACCGGTCTTCCGGGCCCTCTGTGCCACGGGGTGATCACCAAGGATGGGCGGGTGCACCTGATCGGCTACGGCCGCGCGAATCACGCGGGGCTCGGCGACCCGGACGTTCTGCGGGCGGTGATCGCCGAACGGAGCCTGCCGGTCGACGACGAGGCTGCGGTCGACGGCAACCGGCACTTCTACGGGTTCGAGTGCGAGAACCTCGGCGACGGCAAGGACCCGTGGCCGGAGGCGCAGTTGGAGGCGATCGAGCGGGCCGCGGCGGCGGTGTGCCGGGCGCACGGCTGGACCGAGCGCTCTGTCCTGGGGCATCTGGAGTGGCAGCCGGGCAAGGTCGACCCGCGCGGGTACACCATGAGCTCGATGCGGGACCGGGTGGGCCGCCGGCTGCGCAACGGCCGGCCCGCGGCGCAGCCGGCGAATCCGCTGCCCGCGCCGAAGCGGCCGGTGGTCGACCTGTCGGAGCTGCGGCGGGCCGCGGAGACGAACCCCAGGATGCACGGGAGCCCGGTCACCTATGAGGGGGTGCGCATCGTCGAGGCCGCGCTCGTCGATGAGGGCCTGCTCGCCAAGAAGCGCCTCGACGGGCATTTCGGCAGCGACACCGTGGCCGCCTACTCGCGGTGGCAGCTGTCGCTGTATCCGGGCGCCAGCACCAAACCGGGCGGTGCCGCGGACGGCATCCCCGGGAAGACGTCGCTCGTCAAGCTCGGCGCGCGGCACGGTTTCGACGTGAAGGAGTAACCCATGCGCACAGCGGCTTTCTGGAAGGCGACCGCGGAGCGCGCCATACGCACGTTCGCGCAGGTGCTCGTCGGCTCGCTAGGGCTCGACACCCTCGGCCTGGTCAACGCCAACTGGGGTGAGGGGCTCGCGCTCGCCGCGGGTGCGGCGGTGCTGGCGGTGCTGACGGCGGTGGCCACCTCCGGTGGGACGGAGGGTCCGGGCCTGACCGAGACGGTACGCCGGTGAGTACGCCCGATCAGGGTGTCGTGGTGACACCCGCGCAGATGTACCAGGAGCTACGGGCGCTGTCGGACGGGGTAACGCGGGTAGAGGCGAAGCTCGATGGGATCGCGCAGGGTCTGCACGATCTCGGTAAGGACGTCGCCGATCACGAGACGCGGCTGCGGTCGCTGGAGCGGGCGCGGTGGCCTCTGCCGACGGTGGCGGCGCTGGCGGGTGTGGTCGGCGCTGGTACGGGTTTGTTTTCTCTGCTGTCCCGCTGACACTGCGGCCCCCTCCCTCCCCGGATTTCGGGGGGTGGAGGGGGCCGCTTTCGTCATGCCTGGCCCGGCTCCTGCCCGTACACCGCCACCCACCGATCGCCGCGCATCACGATGTCCGCGGTCTCGACCGGACGGCCGCTCGCCTGGTCGTAGTAGGTCCGCTCGACCGCGAGCACCGGACCCGGCGGCGTCATGGCGAGAGCCTGCGCCTCGGCACGCCGAGCCATACGGGCGCGCACCCACTCGACTGGCTCGCCCACCTCGATACCGAGCACCCGCATGCGCGCAGCCACGCCGACCCCGGCATACGGGCCCGTCTCCGGCAGCGCGACGAGGGACTGCCCGGTGATGGCGAGCGGCTCCCACGACTCCGCGAGCTGCACCGGCCGGTCGTCGACGAGGTACACGTAGCTGGTGTGCATCACCGGCTCGCCGGCGGGGATCCGGAGGCGGGCAGCGACGGTTTCGCTGGCCTGCTCGGTGGTCGACTCGTGCCGCCACGTGCCGACGGCGCCCTGCTCGGCGGCGCCCTGCGCAAAGGGCGAGTCCTCGGACCGCTTGCGGTGCCGGCGGACGAGCAGCTCGGGTGTCTCGCTGCTGCGGACGTAGTGGCCGGCGCCGTGCCGGGACACCACGAGCCCGTCATCGACGAGCAGTTTGTAGGCGCGCGAGGCCACGGAGTTGCTGCCGCCGTACTGCTGGATCAGCTCGGCGACGGATGGGAGGCGTGTCCCCGGCGGCAGTTCGCCGGATTCGATGCGGGCGCGCAGCTCGTCCGCGACGCGGAGGTACAGCGGCGTCTCGGTCCCCACTGTCCGCCTCCCTTCGTGTGATCTGCGTGACAGAGTAGTGATGCGCTCGCTACTCTCGCACGAGAGTCCATCTCTCGCACGAGAGCGGGGGTTAGCTGTGCCTGTCAGCCTGCGGGTGGCCGCGTTACGCGCCGCACTGGAGCGCGTCCTCGACACACCCGTCCAGGTGCTCGCAGAAGACGGGCGCACGCGAATCCAAGCCTCGGCACCCGACCGCCGCGACATCGCTACATGGGAGGCAGTCCTCGCCGTCCTGCGCAGCGTGGACCGGTGGGGCAGCACCGACAGCGGGCAGGGCCCGCGCATCTGGGCGGAAGTGAACGAGGGGGGAGCAGTGAATACGACAGCGACGGCAGACGAGACGCGCCGGCAGGTGCTCACCGCCCTGCCGCTGCCAGCTCTCGACGGCTTGACCGAGCAGCAGGTCCGGGGCCTGGTGTGCGTGTGGGACGCGGTGCCGCTCACCCCGGATATCGCGGTGGACCTGGGCCCGCGGAAGAAGAAGCGGCTCGGCGTCACCTATGACTGGTTTCCGCGGGGTTGCCGCCGCTGCGTCGCCGCGCACGCCTACAGGGCGCTGCTCGAGCACGTCGGGCCGTGCCGGGACTGCGGGCCGGACAAGGCGTGCGCGCAGGCCCTCGCGCTGTCTGCTCTGTCCTCGAAGGGGGCGCGGTGACGCTCGAGTATCAGTGCCTGCCGGTGCATCTGGGCGTGCCGGACCCGGAGCCGGAGCCGGTCGACGGCTGCGAGCAGTGCGCGGGATGGGCGCGCGAGCGCGCGGGCGCCCGCGCAGCGGGGGATATGACGCGGGTGGCGGACTGCAACGTGCACATCCGGCGACACCCGCACAATACCGTGAGGACCACCGCGGCCGGCTCGCGCCGACGCCGGTAGCGGTGAGGCGGCCCGTGCCTCGCATCCCCCGTCGGGGACGGGCCGCCGGCTAGGTCTTCTGCCTGCAGAGGGGGGCAGGGGAAGGGGTGGCCGTCGACGGCGACAATGGGGCGGCCACCCCATATACACGCCCCGGCTCGTCTGTGAGCGCGGGGTTGCCGCACCCCGGTTCCGGCCGTAGGGGGTGCGGTTTCGAGGGCGGCCGGTCCAGCGTGCGTGTCTCCGCTGGGCTGGCCGCCGACCGGTTTTTTGACGGAGCCTTGGCTGATCCTCCAGAGGTGAATACCACCGGAGCGACGTACGTTTACACACAAGAGGCCCCCCACCGACATCACCGGCGGGGGGCCTCCCCTACTGGGCCCGTTCTCCCCAACGGGACACCAGCAGGCGTGCGAGTGGCGCGTCTCACGGCCGCGCGGGGAGTCGCGGTCAACCCCTCTCGTGCGCGCCATGCTACGTGCGGCGTGCAGGCATTCCACTACCCCGAACGAGTGATCTAATGCGGGGCCGCCGAGGGGCCTCTTCTCGGGGATCACTTGGGGATGTGGCATTTATGTGGCATCTGGAGCCGGAAACGCCCTCCGGCTGGGAGTGCCGGAGGGCGCTGACCTGCGGTGGAGCCTAGGGGAGTCGAACCCCTGACATCTGCCATGCAAAATCACCTGCGCCGCCGGGCGAGGGATTCCGAGTGGTGGCGAGTGGTTCCGAGCGGGCAAGAGTGCAGGTCGCGGGGTGGAGGATGCCGTTCCGCGCGTGGTGCCGAGTGGTGCCGAGTCGTGCGGAGCGGTCAATGTGGCATCTGTGTGGCATTTGATCTTGGTCGGCGGTCATGAGACGGCCCGCAAACGCCTGCCGCCCGTCTTCACCATGGCGGCCCGGAACGCGTCTACGGCCTGCTCGCTGCGGTGGGTGTAGAGCCACGTGACCCGGCCGCCCCGCTCCTGGCCGAGGATGTGCTGCACGTCCGCTTCGGGCAGGCCGGCCTCGTGCAGTCGGGAGGCGAGGGCGTGCCGGTAGTCGTGGACCCGCGGCCACCACTCCTGCCGCCCGGTCTCGGGGTTGCGCACCACCCTGGCGACCCCGGCCTCATTGATGGCGCGTAGCCATACCCTGCGGAAATTCCGGGCCTGCAGCACGCCGCTGAGTTCTCGAGGGCCGTCCGGCCACTGCCGCACCTCGCCGGCGTGCGGCCCCCGGAACACCAGTTCCTCGGGGTGCATGCCGTCCTCGACTGCGGTTTCCGCCGGGGAGGGGTCGAGTCGCTGGATCATCACGAGCACGGCCTGCTTGGCCTTGGGCGTGAGCGGTACGGTACGGAACCCCGCTTTGGTCTTGGGCAGGCCCTGCCGCACGGGGTTGCCGCGGTCGGTGATGACAATTTCCCGTACCTTGATGAGGTCGGCCTCGAGGTCGACGTACCGGCGGCGCAGCCCGGTGTACTCGCCCCACCGCATGCCGGTCTCCTGTGCGAAATCCACTAGCGGCCGGTACCAGGCGGGCAGGGCCTCGCGGATGAGGGCGTACTGCTCGAGGGTGGGCGGCCGGAGATCGTCGGGATGCTTCGCCGGCGGCGAGGCGGTCTTGGTGACGTCGTCCGCGGGATTGATGAGGATGCGCCGGTCGCGTTTGGCGTCGCGGAGGAGAGCGCGGAGCAGCTCGAGCACCTTGGTCTGTGTGGCGTGGCCCTTGACCTCTTTGGACAGCCACGACTGCAGCTCGAGGTATGTCAGGTCGCTGAGTCGTCGCCTGCCCCACTTCGGCCGGATGTGGCAGTTCCACGCGGACAGCTTGCGGTTGCGGGTGGTGACGCGGTCCGGTGTGTTGGCCGGCCACCACTGTTCCCACCACTGTTCGAGGGTGATGTTTCCGCGGTTGGGGTCGAGGTAGGTGCCCTGCCGGACGCTGCCGCGGACTTCGTCGAGGAACGCCTCCGCCTCGCGTTTCCTGGGGAAGCACTTGCCTCGCAGGCGTCCGTCGGCGTCGCGGTAGCGGGCTTGCCAGGATCCGCGGCAGTCGCGGTGCCGGTTGCGGTCGCCGTACTGTTCGGGCGGGTACTCCTCGATGCAGAGCCGGCAGCCGCAGAGCTTGCTACGGAGCTGGCGCGGGTTGTTCTTAGCCCTGGGCGCCATGGTGGTTCCCCCCTGTGTTACGAGCCAAGTCCGATCACCTCGTCGGTGTGTCGCTGGTGTGTGGTGGTGCGGGGGGTGAGGTCTATCTCGTCCCCGCACCAGCAGCGTGCCCCGAAGTGGTCTTGCGGCACGCCGAGTTCATGGAGAACGGCGCGTACTGCGCGGAGGATGAACAGGGAGGTACTCAGCTCGGCGGGGATGGCGATCACGCGCCGGTCGGCGTCCCACGGGGCGACGATCTCGTGCAGCGGTGCAGTCTGGACGCGGATGCACATAGGCATACCCCCCCGGCGTGACATGTGTGGTCGGAGTGGGCCAATGGGGGAGAACATCGGCGATGCGCTCGAACGCTACCCCCTGGTGGCTGAAATTTCACCCACTCTGAACACAGAATCTTCACACTCTCTGACGGGGAGTGATAAGCCTGAAAGGCTACGACTCATGAGGGCGCGCCAGGGTTGTATACGACAGCGCCGAAAGGGCGTCAGGGCTGCCGGTCGTTGCGCTCGGCGACCGCGCTGGCCTGGATCAACAGCATCTCTTGCTGTTCGCGGGTGAGCCGTTCAAAGATCTTGAGCAGGCGCTCGCGCCGGTCGAGGGTAAGCGGGGCGGGCGCCCTCCTTCCGATCGCCCGGAACAGTCGGTCCTCGTCGAATGCGGGAAACTCGACTGCGAGCCGGCGGATGGCGGCCGGTCGTGGGTTGGCCTTGCCGTGGGCCCAGTTGTTGACGGTGGAGACGTGCACGTCGATGCGGCGTGCGACCTCGCTGTCTGTGACTTTGTAGTGGTCCTTGAGCGCGCGGAAGAGCTGCGCGAAGGTCTCGCCCTCGGCAGCAGGCATGGATGCGTGCTCGCGTGTGGTCACGCGAGTAAGGGTGACCTAGGGCTTCTACCTTTCGCAAGTGAAAGTAGAAGCATGGCGCAAAACTTAGCGGCGCGTGCATGGTTTGCTACGCGCCGTTGTGCACGGCATATGCCTGCACCATAGAACGCGCGTTCTAGGCTCCGCCGCCCCTTGAGCGAAAGCCCTGCGCGCCTCGACGCCGCTCGACATCACTCGACACGACTCCGCGCCACTCGCTTGACGAGATTCGATTTCGAAAGTAGAAATATCGAAGACGCCTCACCCGAGGCGTTCACGCCACTACGGCACGAGGTCCCCATGCCCAAACTCCAACGCCGCGACGACGGACGACCGCTCAGAGACGCCATGGCCCGCGCCGGCCTGTCCATCCCCCAGCTCGCCGAGGCGACGCGCAGGGTGGACCCGGCCGGGAAGGGGGTCGCGCAGGCCACCGTCGGGAATCTCGTCGGAACCGGCAAGACCGCCCGCGGCCGGTGCGAGCTGACGACCGCGTGGCTTGTCGCCGAGGCGCTGCAGGAGTTGCTCGACGACCTGTTCATCGTCCCGGACGACCTGGTGGCGGCCGTCAACCTCAAGGCGGTGCTGCGCGCCGCCAAGGGGGTGCGCATACCCCTCCGGGACCTCTTCGCCATGCCCACACTTTCGACCTCGACTATCGAAAGGTCAAGGACCGATGCCGACGACGAGTGACAGGCGAGTCGCCCTGCCGGCGGGACTGGAGCCGCTGCTCACCCCGCGCGAGCTCGCGGCCTACTTCCAGGTCTCCGACTGGACGGTGCGCCAGTGGCGCGCGGCCGGGCTGCCGGTGGTGCTGCTGCCGGCGACCGGCCGGCGTAAGGAGATGGCCCGCTACGACCTGCAGGCGGTCCGCGAGTGGCTGGCCGAGCGGAAGTCGCTCGCTGCCGCCTGACACCCCCCTGAACGCGCCGAGGGGCCGCCCAGCTTGCCCGGCCGGCGACCCCAACGACTCGGCGACCTACACCCAAGAGAGAGAGGAAAGGTCACCTTGAAGACCAACCTTAGCCCGCAGGCCACCGCCGCTACGGCGCTGGTGCAGCTCGTGACCGAGCACCCCGAGCTGTCCGCGTTCATGTCGTGGTCGATTCTCCGCAGCGACGGGGCGGCCCTGACCGGATGCGTCCACGAGGGCGGTCTGGCCTCGCTGGACGTCTGTCAGCGGATCCTCGGCGGATCGGTCAAGGTGCTGCCCGCCAAGCGCGAGGAGAGGGGCGACCTGCACATCCTGTCGGCGGTGTGGCGGGACGTGCAGGTCGAGGTGCTGGTGTCCGTGCCGGTGGCCGCTGAGGCGGTGGCGGCATGAACCCGATGCGTGTGGCCGCGGCGGCGGACGTGATCCGTGCCGCGATGGATGAGGGCCGTGTGACGGCTGCGGCGTTTGCGATCGCGCTGGA